TCGATTGCCGATTCGCCAATTGACCAGGTCGATTCCGCCGATGTAGTCAAGATGGAGATTCGGTAGTTGTGCGAGTCCATATAGGACCCAGCCGAAAGCGGAGTGCGTGAGAACCCGGTCGCTTCCATCACGGCCAATGGTGGAACCAGTGGATCGGGTGCATATTCCAGCCATAAGCTGGGAAGCCCAGTTTGTGCGGACCAGTGCGATTGGATAACCAGCGGTACGTTGTAGCTCATGAGGCCACCACCGGCACAGGTGTGCGGCAGATCACAGTCAGAGCGGTGTTGTGGCCCAGTCCAGCGGCCTCAGATGATGTGGAGACCTGTCCAGTCGCCACCCGGCCTGAAGCGGTCAGCACCTTGACCCAATGGTTTGTGGTCAACGGCCATGACCCCGCCAGGTACACGGAGAATATTTGGGCCTCACCTTCGATCGGCGGCCCATCACGCTGGATGGACTTGAAATCGACTCGGCATTTTGGCGTGCCGATCACGGTCAGAGTCTGCACTGGTTGCCCCATGGAACCTTTGGCGTTGGCTTCCAGGTAGATCGTTGCACAGGAGTTTAAAAGTCGTTCCGGCAATGGCATCTTTCCCTCTTTCGATTTAAACCGACGCTTTTTGGATCGCTTGCTCGAACCGGTCCATAATTTCCGCTTGCTGCGATTCCATGGCCGGTCGCATGTACGGACGAGGAGGTAAATTGATCATCCCTTTGCCGCCAAGCTCTTGGATTCGAGCGTATTTTAAGCCTTCCATGGGGCCTACTTTGGCGTGTAGTCCGCCGCGTGATGGCTCAATTACAATTTTTTGAAGGTTGCCACTTTGCCTGTGCGGAGGCGAGCCAGGTGCAGAAGCAGTTGTCCAACGATTCTGAGGTGGACCATACCAATAAATCCGGCTGGCACCCTTGTAACTTCCACCAAATCGCATTGTGGATTTGCGCCCCTTGACCGTCTTTAAGCCTTGGACCTTTTTTAATCCACTTGAGAATGTCAAGGCGTTTTTCTGAGTTGCATTTAAACCTTTGAAAGCCTTGCTTTTCTGCTTGTTTAGAGCGTTTGCGGCGGTCTGACCCGGTTTGTTCAGCAGTTTGACAGCCGCTTTTCGGACCTTCCCAGCAGAAATGCGGATAGCCTCGGATAATTCTTTATGGAGGCGAGCTTTGTACGCTTCGCCATTCCATTCTAATCGAAAGTCTCGACTGATCATCCCATCACCACCACTCTATAAGGCTGGAGCAGTTGTGTTACAAGAGCGGGCAGGACGCTTCCAGAGTTCAAGATTTGATACGTGGCGGAATAATCGCCGATGCGTTCCATCTGAAGCGGTGCCGGATTCTGGCCATTGTTTTTCAAATGCACAGCCGTTAACGCGATCGCCAATTTGACATCGGCAGTCAAATCAGCAGGCAGGAAAGTGCGAGCACAATATTGGTCGATTAATGACGATGCTGCCGACAGGTAGGCCACAGCAGTAGATGCCGCCCATGTTCCGATCACATCGGTATATGTCGTTGCTTCAGATTGCGAGATGTAAGCGGCCATTGTTTTACCTCAAGTTGAAATGAGACCCGGCGGGCAGGGAGGACCCGCCGGGCTGACCAACAAAACCAAACTCAGGAAACGGCTTCTTTGATGCTCGCGAATGCGCTGGCATCGCGAACAGCTCCGCCGATGCGGTACTTGTAATTCAGCCGGATGAGGTTATCACCTTGCTTCGACATGTCATCAATGATGACGGTGAAGCCTTGGCGAACGAGCAAGTAATACTCTTGGAAATCACCAATCAGGATCGAGCGGGCATTGGCTGCGCCAGATGCTGGCATGTATTCCACGTAGCTCACTGGAATCCCAAACATTTGATAGCTCGGCGAATTGGAGAATGTGCCTTGCTGAAAAGCTGAAAGCAAAGGAAGCCCTTGGGAGTCCTTGACCTTATACAGCTTGCCATGCGTTGCACGGTTCATCACCCATGAAAGGTTGCTGGCGTAGCTCTCCTTGAACGAGAAAAAGAGATCAGCCATGTTGTCGTAAACTTTGGCGTTATCGGTGCCGAGGCTTGCCGATGTGCCTGAAAGCTGGGTGCCGATTCCGGTGTTGGCCAGGATGGCTTCCAGTGAGTCAGAAAGAGTGGTCGCCGAAAAGACTTCCTTATCAATTCGGTTCGCAAACAATTTGCTCGATTCTTGTTGCAGGTAGCTGGACATTCCCGGCGCATCTTGAAAGAAGTCAGCCGAAATGTCTTGGACCATCGTGCCGGTCTTGGCGGTGATGGTGAGCTGCGAGAACGGCCCGGTGTCGATCGCCGTGGCTGTTGGGCTTTCGCCCTTTGTTGGACGATTGTTGGTGCCGATGGTACCGACGCGGCCACTGTCCGTGTTGGTGTCGGTATTTTTCGGGAACGTGACACTCGAAACATTCGTCGTGATCACTCGACAGAGTTGCAATGCCTTCGGTGTGACCGAGCGTTGCGTGATCACATCAAAACGGAAGTCTGGGGCGACAGCGTTGGAACCGTTTGTGGACGATGCCAGAGTCATGGCCTTGGAGAAAGGAATAAAGAATTCATTCCATCCAAGGTTCCTGTCACCACCTTTGCCATATCGTTCCAGCATGTCGCGATGATTGCGGCTCGTCACGCGATCGACGTTGCCACGGGCTTCCAGAAGCCCTTCAAACGCCTTGCTATAGTCGCGAGAGGAAACGGCTTCAGTGTCTGTCAGGCTGGCGAGGTCGCCACCGTCAATCACCTGACCACTGCGACGGTCAATTGTGGCCGCTTTATAGGTTGGCTGTGGGCGCTGTGGCTTGGCCGACAGGCTTTCGATCATGGCGTTGGCGTTTTCAACAGCCTTGACCAGATAATACTCTTTATCACAGGCCTCAAGCCGATCGTTGGCGGCTTGCAGGTCGGCAGATTTCTCGGCTCGAACATCGTCCGGAGCCGCAAGAATTTCATCACGCAATGCAATCACTGTGGAAGCGAGTGCGATGCGGTCTTCGGCAATGGATGCCGCAGAGCGGATTTCGTTTGCAATACTCATCTTAAGAACCTTTCGTTTACCGCTTGGCGGCGGTCAATATCGAATCAGCCAATTCCGCCTGGCGAAACAATTTCACCAGGTGCTTGGCATCCACCACCGGGGTCGGTGTTTCATCGTCGGATAGCGATTTAACGCTGATAATCGAAGCGTCAGCGTTGGCCGGGATTGGCACCACTGAGACTTCGATAATCTCCGATACTTCTTTGATCAGATTTGCACCCTTTTCAGAGAGCCTGATTTGACTTGCGTTTGGTTTGTATCCGTACCGGTCCCAAAGCTCTGAGACCTGCTTTTTGCTCAGTCGTTCCGGCTGTTTCGCCAGAAATGAAATCGACATCTTGCGAACCGCTTTTTCGCGGAGCAGAGTGCGGATATCCTGACCGGCTTTTGTGGCTGAAAACGTGACATCCACTTTCAAACCAGACCGGTCTTCGGTCGCATCATTCAGCGTGCCGATCACCGCGGATGTTTTGTTTTCGTGGTCAGACAGGACCAGTCCGCCAGAATCCATGAAATCCTGAATAGACTTCTGGAATGCGCCCGGCAAAATGATATCGCCTTGGCGGTCGATGTTCAGGAAGCGGGCAGCATAGCCTACAAAGCCGCCTGTATCGCTTTTCGTGATGCCGGAATCAGTTGATTTAGTGATCATTATCAGCCTCCAATATCCGGCCTGTTTTTGTGAATGACTTGGCGTTCCCAACTGCAACCGATTGATATCCAGCCTCTTCAGCCGCAGCAAAGTCGATGTCTGCAGGCTGTAGGTAACCGTTCTCACCCGGCCTGACAGGTGGCTTTAATTCCTTGGGCATCTCGTCTTCAAAGACTTCCAAGAGCGAGCACCGGCAACCAGGGTGAAATGGTGGAAATTTAAGGTCTTTGTATGTCTTATTCTTACCGTTTGTGCCAAAAGTGCCGCCCTTGGGAATGACCGGGCATAACCTGAATATCATTTGGCACATTGGGCAGGCATCACCGGACAGGAGCAGTTCCCAGCCGGTGATAAAGTCCAGCCCCTCGGCAGCACTTGTCAGGCCGGTGTTATAGGCGCGTGCTGATTCGGTAATTGCAATGCGCCGTGCTCGCCATCGAGCGTTGTCCTTGATCCATGTGCTGATTCGGTTCGTCAATTCTCCAGCCGTTTCACCGGCCTCAATGGATGCTGCGATATCAGCCCGCATACCTTCCAGAGTGCGAAGTGTATCGCTGGTGAATTGGTCGATCGTCTCCTGACAGAGGTCCAGCGTGGCATTGCGTGCGGCCTCAATCACTTCTGGAGCACGAACCAACCATTGATCGGCATCCTGTTGGCCAAGAGACACCAGAAAAGACCGACCAGATTCGTCGATCCATGCTTCAATCACTGGAATAAATTGGGCGGCCATATCAATCGGAGCCGTGAATGGATCGGCTTCCTTTTTTCGGTCGTAAATCGCCAGCCACGGTTTTGCCACGTTGTTGCCCAGCTCCGTGAGGATCCGGCGGGCAATACGCTCCAACTCCGTGCCGCTTGGCATGGCATTGAGCCTGCTCTTAGGTGTTTTTCTTTTCAATGTGCGATTTATGCAAGCACTGGAGGTAAGTTATTTGGATCGGCCACGGTGGCACTGACGCAGTAAGCATCCCAGCTAGTTCCGGCCACATTACGATCTATGATCCAGCAGTAGCCATTCCAGCCCCAGCGGGTTCCCCACGAGTTTTGCATCAAGATCGCCCATTTGCCGTTGGGCATTTTCTTCATTCCCATACCACCTGTGACAGCATGGTTGTGGGAGCCAGCTCGGTTGCCTGGGACTCCATCTTTGTCGAGGACGTTAAAGTTGGCGTTGACCGGCACTGAAAAGTTAAATGGCATTCGGAGCTGTGCGGCAATACATAAATCGTTGAAAGTGTTGAGCCTGTATCCGATCTCAACTTTGAACCGCTTGGCATCAGTTCTGGCCGACTGAGGAATTCTTGAAGGATTAATTGTCGCATACGGAACCAGTGGCTCAGAGCAAGTCCCTTTGTTTTCAAGGTAGACCAGAGCTTCCGCAATATTCGATCCAACGTCCCA